ATGGATTTAGATCGCAACGTATGGAGGAATGGCGATATTGACAAACGAGATCCCGAGCAGTCGCATTGCAGCGATGCTATCGGATATGCGGTGAATTGGTTGTTCCCAATTGTATCGAGAAAGATAACGTATCAGACGTGGTGATCTTGGCTGTATCACTCACGCTGAATGCTGTATTTTTATCATTATTTATCTACGGAACACTTATTGACCGTCGGATGAAAAAAGAAGCCAAGAAGATTTTAGATAATGTCGAGAAAGAGACGAATGAATATATGAATCAGATTTATAGGTATCACGCATGATTATACCAGACTTATCACGTATTGTTGTTGAGAATGCACTAAAAGCAGAAATAGCAAAAGCAGATGATAAGATTTTAAAACAGCGTATGAAGTCGGTGGACTTCTATGAAGGCGCACACGAACAGTACATTGCCAAGCATTTTGAGAACGGTCCGCAACTGCCGATCTACGTGGCCAACATGACCAAGCGATTAGTGAACGCACGGAGTTTAGTCTATAAGGAATCACCAATAAGATCGAATGATAAATATAACGAATTACTCCCGATTGATATTGATTCCAAGATGAGACAGATGGAAAAGCTGACCTTCTTGATGGGTAATATGGCGATGCTCTCTACCTATGGTGAGAATTTAGAGTATCATGTTGTTCCGTATTTCTGGCCCATGTTTTTAGAAGGCGAAGTTGAACCGGCTGCTGTTTATTATCCGTTAGCCAACTTGAACGACAAGATGAACAGAATCTATGAGTTCTGGAGTGATGAACTCCATTTCAGATTCGATCAGAAAGGACGCTTCTGGGATTTAGAAGATGAAGGAATAAATCCGTATGGAGTATTGCCGTTTACGTTTGCTCATCGTGATCCGGAGTTAGTTGATGAGTTCTGGCAGTCTGGTGCTGTGGATATTGTAAGCGCAAATGAACACGTGGACATATTGATGCAGGAAGCCATGATTGCTGCCCGGATTGATGCGCTCGGTATAAAATTTGCTTCAGGTGTACGAGATGAGACACCCATCAAAGCAGGAGTGGATGAAATTATACTGCTTCCAGACGGCGTGTCTTTAGGTCGATTAGAAGGCGGAGATCCAAACAGAATACTGGAGATTGCCAAAGCAGTTATTCAGTCTACCGCATTGAATAATCACTTGGTCGCACGGTTTGCTGATTCAGAAGCCAGGAGCGGAGTCGCATTGAAGGTAGAGAATTTAGAGAATTGGGATGCACGTGCAGCAAGTATCAATGACATTTGGAGACCATTTGAAAAGAGACGGTTTGCTATTGATCGTACCATATTGAATTATCACGGTATAAGCGTTGAGGATGAACTGTCTATTGATTACGCAGAACCGGCAGCTGTACTCGATGCTGCTGAACAACGTGCCGAGTGGGATTGGATGTTATCGAAAGGACTGATCACGAAGAAAGAAATACTGAAACAGATTGATCCGGACAGATTCGCAGATGATGCAGAAATAGAATCCGTATTGACCGAAGCACAGGCTGAACAAGCACCTCCTAAACCAACATCATTCCTGGAGACGTTAGGTGTCTAAATACGTAGACACATATATCGCCGACCTGGAGGCTATACAGCGAGAACTGGTCATGAGACTGCGGACATTGATTCCCAAACTCCAGAGGCTTTCACAAACTGAACTGATTGAAGTATCACGAGCGTTAGACTTTTTAAAAGAGATGGATATGCTCGGATACGGAAAAGCATTGGAGAATTTATATAGTTCATTTAATGGTGAAGTTTTAAAGGTTATAGATCTGGCTAATGCCATGAACATTCCAAAAATATCAAGTGTAAATCTGGCTCAAATAGATTTTATGCGTGATCTTGAATTGAGTTTTATCAAGTCAGAAGCCGGAGCGTATGCGGCAAGTTTAAAGCGTGAAATGTTACGCGGTATTATTTCCGGTACTCCTGCAAAAGATTTAGCTGCACGTCTTATTCAAGACTTCGGACCGGAAGCAGCTTTAACAGGACCACAGAAACGCGTATTGGTCAATGATGCGTTTTCGAGACTGTCCAATGCAAGTACGAAACAAGTATTCGCAGATGTGCCGGAGCAGAAGTTTGTTTATATCGGACCGAGTGATAGCGTTACACGTGATGAATGCCAACAAGCCTTATCTCTACCGCCTCAAACGGCTGATGAGATTAACGGTTTAGGTTACGTGGACTTTGATTCACGCGGCGGATGGAATTGTCGTCATGACTGGGTTCCGGTTGCTCCAGAAGGAGGCGCAAGAGCATGAAGGCACAAGATATTATGAAGATCAGTATAAGCACATGGATGAAAGCCGGACAAATGGCCAAAGGACTAATCCAACAAGATGCGTCTAAAGGCAAATTCCAGAATGAAAAAAAGAATATCAGTTATAAATCCAAGCAGTATACAGATTACAAATCAGCCGGGATGGTTGGCAAGAGAGGGAAAAAATTAAAAGGATTTGAAGGTGTTTCAATCAACAGGAATACAAAATTTAAAGATATGAAACTGACCGGAGAAACATTACGCCGGATCAGCGTGAAGCCTTTGAAGGATTCATTTGAATTGAATTACGAACGCGGTGAGATTGTTCTCGGCAATGATGACGCTGATATTTACGATCTTCGTAATGCAAACCGCGATAAAGTGATGGACACGATCATGGCTGATATTAGCCGTAAAGCCAATAAATACATGGCTGAAGATGTGAACATCAAAATTGGATAACTCAAGCAAGAGGTTAAAATGAGTGATGAACAAGTCATAAGCCAAGACGATAAACAGGCTCCGGAAGCTGCATCCGTAGATAAGCAGAACGTCGATCAAGTTCCGTATCCTCGGTTCAAAGAACTTGTGGACGAAAAAAATACATTGAAGGATACAAACGCTAATCTTTCAGTTAAAATTGACGAGATCAATAAAAAGATCAAGTTTGATTCTGACGAACGTGAACAGGCTGAACTGGAAAAGAAAGGCGATTACGAAACGGTGATTGCTGATCTGAAAACCAAACTCGAGTCTGCCAACACGAAAGCAGAAGCCTTCGATATCTATCAGGAAAAAGAGAGGGAAAGACTTCTTTCTAAATTACCTGAAGATGACCGAGATACATATAAAGACATGGGGCTGTCGAGTCTTTCAGTCCATGTAGATAAAGTTTCAACTCGCTCGACAAGTGTTACATCCGGAAGACCTGGACGCGGAGAATACGGTGGTTATGAATCCGCTGTTGAACACGCACTCAAGGATCCCGAAGGATATAAAAAGAGTCGGGAGAATCAACAGAAAAATTCAATCTGGGGCAATTTATTTAGTGAAAGTTGATAACAAGAAAGAATCCATCTTTGGTATTGATGTGGACAAGCAGGATGACTGCAAAGTTACACTCGATCAAGAAGGGAATCCGGATGTGGAGATTTACGGATCGAAAACATCCCGGATAGATATGGTGGACTTCATAGAGGAGCGGTATACCAACCACCTCAAAGGCAAATCAACTGACAAGCGATTGTATTTCTCCGGAGTGAGTTTTGATAATAATGGGAAAATAATATAATGGCTACTACAAAAAAATCAGATATCTTATCTGGTGATCAGATTTTAGCCGATGCAATTATCGCTTTTGTGGAAAGTGGAGTAATGACTCCGCTCGTCATGAGCGCAAATGCACCTAAAGGATCTGGCACAGTAAAGTTTCCATACTACGGTGATCCTGCATCTTCAAATGTAGTTGCAGCAACGGATGGAACAGACTATACCACAACCACAACTCGTACCGTATCCGGTGCGACGGCCACATTGGCTGAATACGTTGTTCGTTCAGATGTGAGCGACCTTGCCAATCAAACATCACCGCAGAATATTTATTCTGATGTGGGTTCGATCATTGGTCAGGAACTTGCCTTGAAAGCAGACGACCTTTTGGTCAGTAAGTTCAGCGGCTTTTCACAAACGGAATCTGCAGCAGGAACGACTCTTACTTTAGATCACGTATTTGGAGCAAGTAGACAATTACACGCATCCGGTGCGCCAATGCCGTTTAACCTGGTCCTATCGCCCAAACAAATCTGGGGCGGAAAAGGTATTCAGAACTTGTTAGTTCATACCAATTCCGGATCACAAGTGGCAGACAATCCGCTATCGCAGGAAATGCTTTCCAGCGGTATGGTGGGACAACTCGCCGGTAATGCAGTTTACTGGTCGGGTGAAATTGATGAAAACGTAGGTTCAGCCGGCGATGCTGCCGGTGCAATGTTTTCACGCGGTGCATTAGGTATCGGCTTCAGTTCTGCCGGTCCGGTAAAAGTAGCACAGCAACGTGATGAATCTGCTCGTTTAACCGAGTTCATTGGTATCATGGTGGCAGGAGTTATTGAAGTCAAAGATACATTTGGAGTATACATACTCACAGATGTTTCATAAGACTGATAACTGTCTGGTAGTTTATAACGGAGGCCTGGTTTCATCCGGGCCTCCATCTTGGAGATATTATGGCAGTAGGTACAACCAGAAGTTTTAACGGATTGATTAAAGAATATTTTATGGATGTCGCCGGAGTTACATCGGCACACAGCGTAAACGATGCCATGAGAGCCGGTCTGGAAGCATTAGGACACTCGGGCAGTCTCAACAATATGCTTCGAGCATGGGCGAATGATCAAGCAGGAACATCCGTCTCGATCAATACTGCATTGCATGGTGCATTTGCCGATATGGTCGGTGAATCGAGTAAAGGTTTGCAATCGATGGCCCAGGAGTATTTTCAACCAACAACATTTAACGCGATCCTAATCAAGTTTGAGGATGAGGATCGGAAGTTTTCATTCATTGATTAATAATAATCGCCGGGAAGGCCCGGCAAGGAGCAATTATGTCAGCACAGACTGATCTTTCAAGCATAGCCGTTAGTTCGGGATATGTTCAATTATTACACACAGGCGATACCAGCGGCATCGAAGCGGATGCCACCGCACATTATATAACAGACGGCAACGGTACGGCTTCAGCTTTATCAATCTCGACTACACGAGTAGGAATTGGAATTGCGGCTCCTGAGTCTCTTTTGCATATATCGTTTAGTGATACTGACACCGACGTTGTAAGCACAGAGAGTCTAAAAATTGAAAATTCATCTGAATCAGGTAGTTCTTATGCGGGAATACTGTTCTCTACTCGTCCAAATAACCCCGGGAAAGCATTTATGGGATTTCAAAGGTCTGGGTCTTATGGCGTTGGAGACTTTGCTTTTTTCCTTGATGCAGTTGGTGACGATAATGGGGTATCGAATGCAGATGAAGTAATGCGTATTACATCAGCAGGCAATGTCGGAATTGGAACTGCTTCGCCAGTTAGTGCTTTAGAGGTTAAGGGCGGCGATTTAACTATAACCAATGGTAACATTTTACTCAGTGACGCTTCGCCAGTTATCACATTTGACAACGGTTATGTAAAGATAGAAAGAGCTTCAGACGCTTTAAAGTTTACTTCCTACAGTGGTTGGCAATTTTATGATTCACAAGGTAGTGCGGAACGATTCAAAATAACAAATGCAGGCAACGTCGGAATCGGGACTGCGGCTCCAGCAAATCCACTCGCAGTAAATCGTTCAGGTGATGGCGTGATTGTTGATTTTGAATCAGCAGATGCCGTTGAAGGAACTGTATCTATATCTGGTGCAACAACCAGCTACAATGCTTTTGTCGGTAGTCACTATACACAACTCAAAGATGGGCAGAGTGATTTGCCAGTAGGGTCGGTAGTATCGAGTACGGGTGAAATTATCACTTGTAATTTGGTAACAGAAGCGATAGCTGGTGTGGATTCTGTAGAAGCTAAAGATGCAGTATATGAAACAGTAACAAAGCAACGACAGAAAGTGGTAGTAACTGAGATTGAAGAAGAACAAACTGGCACAGAAATAGTAGAAGAAGGCGGAAAGTATGTTCAGAAAACTACTACTGAAACGGTTACAAAAGAAGTTTCAACACCACAATATGAAGAAGTAAAACTGTATGATGAAGATGGTGAAGAAATAGGCACTCATCAGATTCAAGTGATGGAAGATTATGAAGAAGAACAGTTAGTAAGCGAAGCGGTGGAAGCAGTAGAAGCCATTGAAGCTATTGAAGCGGTAACCACAAATTCTCCAAATAAAGAATACTTCACTTATATTAATACAACCACAACAGCATCAGACTCAACAGTTTACGGAACATGGATGGGTAAGATGAGCGATGATGCAAAAGGTCATTCTTTCGGTGATGATGACAAGCCAATATATTTAGTTGCACAAGTCGGTTTATTTAAGATTCGTGTAACTGATACAAATGGCAATATTGCAAAAGGTGATTATTTAGAAAGTTCGACCAGAGCAATGGAAGGTCAAAAACAAACGTCAAATTCAAGAGTTAATTCAACAATAGGTAAGGCGATGATTGATGTTGATTGGGCTTCGATAGAAACTGATTCAGACCTTAGTTACAAGTGGAAACTTATACCTTGCACATTTTAACAAACACAAGGAGTTACAATGTCGAAAAAAGAAAAAGAACCGACATATAAACTATTCGATAAAGAATACACACAATCTGAATTGAACGAATTAAGCGGTGAACAAAAGACAATGATACAGCACAGAGATGATTTAATGAATAAGATTAGTCGTTCTGAATTTAATCTGGTTCAAATGCGGTTTGGTTTAAAAGCGTTTGAAGATGGTTTAAAAGAATCTTTAAATGGCAAAGAACCAAGTAATTAACATGAGAATCTCACAGATTTTTAAAACAAAAAAGCGGAAAGAATTAGAAGACCGATTGGATAATATGGAAATAGTCTTAATAGACCTCGTAGATAAAATGGGATACGTTATCAAGATAGATACATTCTCAAGTTGGAGTTATCCTGAATTAGTTAAAAAAGCTAAAGAAGAAAATGAAACTTAAAATCTTACCCTTGTTGTTTGTTTTTGCGTGTCAATACACCAACATACTAAACTCTGAAACAGAAGCACCTCCTGCCTTTGAATTAGGCGGAAGGGCGGTCTGGCAGTTACAACACGAAGATGGTGAGCCTGTAGCTCGAGTAATGCTGGATATGAGAGCCTATCACGATGGAATTGTCGATGATGTCTGGTTTCATGGCAAATTAATGGACTTTGATACTTATGATTTAATTTCACAGGACAGCGTATATATTGGACACTTTGTAGAACGAGCTGATTCTATCTTTAGTATATACAAACAGGATGGTTATGAAAATCGTCCTGTTTATCCCAAGTGGGCAATGTGGGTGTCATTTTGAGATTGAATACCATTAAAGCACTTCAAGTTCCAAATAATTCCAAAAGTAAGGAAGTAAGGATTTTATAATGAGTAAAAGCAATGGAATTATAATCTGTAGAGGTGTGGGGGATTATTGAAGAATGCTAACGAAAGAGTGGATTTCGAGAGTGTTATTATTCGGTTCTTTGGTGCTGACGAACTTGGTCTTTATTCAGAACGCCAATCGGTATCAGATGCTGACATTGTTTTTGATGATTATGTCGGCGGCAGTATTAAGGAATTGGGATAAGATAAGTGATTGACGATAAAATAATAGAAGGCTACAGCCTTAAAAATGGAGATTCAAATTCAGGTAATAGCATGAAAGTAGATAACGCAGAAGTGGGTAGTGCGACATTTGTTACCTTCAAGTTCAATGACGGTGAGAGTGCTATAATATGTGGCAAATGTAGAAAGATTATTAAAGAAGGCAAAGATTTTACAGATGAAGAAATACATGGAATGAAGAATAGCAATTTACTTCCAGCACAGTTTTGCGGAGAATGTCG